CCTCGTCAAAGCGACTATCCCCGCAAAGGATATCAACGTGGCCATCGGGATATTACGAGATAGACCAGACGGGTTCTCGTGTATATACGATACCCTTGCGACGCTGTCGTCATGTATCAGGGGGATGTTTGTACCGTCAGTTGGGAAATCTATGTTCATCACCGACTTCAGTGCCATTGAAGCACGTATTGTCATGTGGCTCGCAGGAGAAACAAGAGGATTAAATCTGTTCACTGCGGGGGATGCCGACCCCTCACTGCCCGATATCTATGTCCACATGGCGAGAGAGATTCACGGGAACCAGAAACTAACGAAGTCTGACAAGACCGCCCGCCAATTAGGGAAGCAGGCAGTTTTGGGGTGCGGATTCGGGATGGGCCCTGACCGATTTGCGGTTACGTGCGAAAAGTACGAGGTAGCCGTAACCCCGGAACTTGCAGATCGCGCAGTAAAACAGTACCGAGCCACATTCCCCGCTGTTGTGAGATTTTGGTACGCCATCGAGGACGCGGCCAAGAAGTGTGTAGTGTCGGGGAAGCCAATCGTGTGTGGACGTATCGGATTTCGCATTGGGGGCGAGTTTCTTTACCTGCGGCTCCCCTCCGGCCGTGAAATAGCCTACCACCACCCCAAGATAGACGCGGAAGGGAAGTTGTCGTACCTTGCGGTGAACTCGGTGACTAACAGGTACGAAGTAGAACATACCTGGGGCGGCAAAATCACAGAAAACTGTGTCCAGGCCATCGCGCGTGATATAATGGTAGAGTCAATGTTTGGCTTGATGCACGAAGGACACACAATGCTCTTCACCGTCCACGACGAACTGGTGACAGAGAAGGGTAGCGACACAGAGGCGAACGTGGTGAGTATCGTCCGGCGGGTGCCGGAATGGGCGGTCGGCTGCCCTATAAACGCCGAGTGTATAAAAGCAAGGAGGTATCAGAAATGACGAAAATCAAAGACTTTCAGACCGCCCGGGATACTGCCCGCAGGGTGAAAAAAGCCGAACTCGATCCGTCAAGAGTACCGGAACTGCCCATTGCACAAGAACTGCCCGTCGCGGTACCGGCAGTATCCAAGGCACCCAAGGCACCCAGGATCAAAAAAGGAAATAAGACGAAATAACAACCAAGAAACCCCCGGAGGCAACGGCTTCCGGGGTTAGGAGGAAACATGAGAGGTACTGTCGCGAAACGAATACGAGCTGCCCACCAGAATACCGGGGCGCACACAAAGTCTCAGAAATACTACCGGGGAAACAACGGCATGATATTATCCGACAGAGACCGCCGGGTGTATCAGATGCGGAAAGAAAGATACTATGCAATGGGGGTGTCGTGATGGAAGGTAAGACCCACAAGATCCATGTACGTGGAGGACCACCAGAGTGTCCGCTCTGCCGCAATGCCATGCGGGAAGTGATACAGAAGAACAAACAGCCGCTCATATTCACGCGCGGATGGACACCCATAACAGTATACTACGTCTGTGTCCGAGAAGGGTGTATGGTGTCAGTACGGAAAGGCGACCCCTGTATCGCACAGTGGGAAAAGGTCAACAATCCCACCACCGCGCCGAAATGTCAGTTCTGCGGGAAACCCATGCGGGTGTTTGTGCGGTCGGACCGATTCGTCATTATGCAGTGCAGGGACACGTCGCACTATCCGTACCAAGTAGCCAGAGGAAACGCGGCGATGTTACCCCCACTGAAAGGAGAAACAGATGGAAAATAGAGAGAATGGTGATACCAAAGTTACGGAAATCAGAAACGAAGTAGTCAGAATACTTCGGGAAGATCTCGGATACCGGGACGAGTGTTTGTCTCCTGAGACACGATTCGAGGAAGATCTCGGAATGGACTCACTCGACTTCGTCGAGCTTATTATATATGTGGAGGAAGATCTCGACACTACTATTCCGGACGACGAATCTGATAACCTCCGTACTATTGGAGAACTGGTAGATTGGATTGCCGGGCACCAGCAACCGTGAAAACCACCGAATTTCGTATCCAAGCAGATTGGGTATTACAGACACAACTACGCTACCCGGATCTTCTGTTCACTATCGCCCCGGCTGGATTCATCATGTCTGCCGGACAAGCCATGAAAATGGTACGTCTGGGCTACCGCGCAGGTACTCCAGACGTACTGGTATTTGAGCCCCGGGGGTTGTATCACGGGCTATTGATCGAGTTTAAAGCCCCCGGTGGCAAGATATCCGATGCCCAGCGGGAGTTTGTTCGACTTGCTGAACTTCGTGGCTACAAGACCGCTTTCTGCTTCAGCACGGTACAGGGTACAGACGTTCTCGAGAACTACCTGGCACATGGCGCGGCGGTGGACTTATGATAACAATACTAAATGAAGATTGCCTATCTGCAATGAGAAGGATGGAAGACTTTAAGTTCGACATAGCCATTGTAGATCCGCCGTACGGGATAGGGAAAACCTGGGACAAAAACAGAAAAGGGGCGAAGGGGTTCCCAGCTGCGTATACCAATACAACTTTGCCTACACAGGAATACTTTGACCAACTAAAACGAGTAAGCAAAAACCAGATAGTTTGGGGGGCGAATTTCTATCCTTATCTCTGGCCTACAAAAAACGTAATCATATGGGATAAATGCTGTACGTGGGAAAAGGACCATAAATCAGAATGCGAAATAGCCGCCACCAGTTTCACCCACCGGCCGGTGTCAATATTTCGGCATTCCTGGTCTGGCGCCCGGAAAGGCCCGGAAACGGGCATAAAAATAATACACCCACATCAAAAACCCATAGGGCTATATAAATGGTTGCTCGAAAAATACGCTAAGAAGGGAGACCACATATTAGATACCCACTTAGGTAGCGGGTCAATCGCTTTGGCTTGTTGGGATCTTGGTTTTGATTTGACGGGGTATGAAATCGTGCCCGAATACTGCGTTGGCGCAGAACAACGGTTGCTAGAATATCAAATATCTACTTTATGATACCACCTACGTTATTCCCCTGGGTTTTGATAGTTCTGGATCTCTGTGCTGCCGGAGTGTATGGGTGGTATGGTGACTGGTTCAGGGTGGGATACTGGGTCGCTGCGGCAAGTATCACTTTTTGTGTTTTGCGGATGTAAGGTCTTTAGATATGAGAAACGATTCAAGCCGGAAATCCCACCGTTTCAAAAATACCTCCGGGTGTTTGGTAAGCGCCAATATCTGAGGTAGCCCACGTTCCTTAGCCCAGCTTTCCAGCATATTGTAAGCCGCTCTGCGGTCCCCAGGAAGCGCAGTAGGAAGCGCTGCGGCGGATATCACAAACACAACCCGACTGCCATTCCACTTCTCTATCTGGGCGTACAAGTACCCCCCATGGATAATAACACAGAAACAATTAGGATCCGACACCCGAAACTCAGGTATCGGGCAATCGGGGAGTAACTCACCAGCCAGCAATTCAAGTTCCGGGATATCTGTTTGTTCGGCGTATCGTGGTGGGTGCATTAGACGGTCCTTTCTGGATTAGAAGCCCAGTAATTACGAGAGTATAAAAAATTATAGCCCCATTCTGCCATACAAAAAGCCCCCCGGCGTTTATCGCTATACATAAAAATGACGCAAGTAGATGTGCCCGAAATCGGTCGAGAGGGAAGCAAGAAACCATGAACGTCACGATCGCGATTAGAAACAGTCCCAGACCGAACAGTCCACCGTTGTATAACAGCTCCAGATAGTCGTTGTGGGCTTCTAAAAAAGGCTCCTTAGGGTTCAGATCAGGGTTCTGGGTGTGGAACATATAGCGAAAACTGCCTAAACCACGTCCGGTGATCGAGTAATCAGTATTCCGATCCCCGGGGATAACGGGGGACTGAACGTCCCTGATAATCCGCCCCCACGTGGCAAACCTACCGCTGTCCCCCACAAAGGATTTGATAGCTGAGGATCTGAAATACCCGAACGCCAATACCAGGGTTATGAGAACGATTCCGGAAATCATCAGTATCCGCAACTCTCGATTTTTTGTCCCCAACAGGAACATAGTTGACAGGATAAGCGACCCATACGCCATCTGGCTATTCGTCAAAAGCACAACCACGGTTATGACGATGGCGGGGAGATAGCGTTTCCGGTACAGGGCAATAGGCACCAGCATACTAAGCCAGGCTGCCAATACGTTCGGGTTTCCCATAGCTGCGGCGATTGCTTTTTCTGATCCGACAAAGAATTGCCGGAACCCCAAAAGCTGCCCTATCGCAAAACCAGCACTGATGAATCCAGAAGTGACCGCAGTGTCGAGGATGCGGTCAGTATCCGGAACCGAGAATTCCCCACCTGCTATTGTTAAATGCCCCAGAAAAAATACCAGCACAAATAGAAACGCTTGCAGTACCCAAGAAGCAACAGGAACCCCGGAAATGAAAACGTCTATACGAGGTGAGAGAACATAGTTCAGGGGGATAAAAGCGAGGAACGCCAGTACCCAAACGTTAGGATACCGTTTGATACTTCCGGTATAGATGCCGTACAACCCGATTATAAGGGACAAAAAAAGAGCCAATATCAACTTAGGCTCTCGTGTGTCGAATCCTGGCCATACAAAAATAGGTAGCACCAACAGTCCAAAACGTATAAGGGTTACGATCATGGCGTCCCTTGTAGTAGAACACCGGTCCCTGGTACGATCATACCAGGAACCGGTGTTGTGGGTTTGGGGGAGGAAAAGGCTATTCTCTGGTTCCTGATGTAGAAAGTATGTTCCACGCATCTCCGTCGAATACAAAAGTAACGCTATCGCCGGTAGTGCTCAAAAGAACATCAGTAGTTGTGCCGAGAATATTGGTTGGGGTTACTTTCAGCCCCGACATTTCGAGATGCGATTTTAGAGTCACAATTTTTAACTGGCCCATAGTACCGTCGGCCAGAGTTAGTACATCAGACGAACCACCGGTGTCGTTGGTAGTCACCAGCGTTAAAAGATCTGTGATTGACGCAGCCCCCACACCCGGATTTGCAGACGATGTAGTCACTTCCTCAATGCTCGCGATCAGGGTATCCACCCCCATATCAGCTTTTGTCCCGCTCTTGGTTACTGTGAACCCCGGGGGGAGATCAAGATTTTCGTAAACGCCTTCTTTGGTACCGTCGACTAACAGCCCGACAGCCGCAAAAACAACCGACTGAAACACCGCCAGAATCGCTAACATCACCAGCAACACCCAGAACCCACACCTTTTGTTCATCCTGCCCTCCCCCTTAGTTAAAGTATCTACTATCGTACCCATGGTATTCTTTATACCATAGGTGTGAAAAAAGTCAAGGGAATTCTGCTCCCATCTATTGAGCCTCCGCGTGGTATATGTCCATAATCTCGTCCTCAGCCTGGAGAGAATAAAAGCACCCATCCCGATCCGGTATAAACGTCTGGCCGGCTTTAAGCGGCACAATGTCTTTGCCGTCGATAGCTTTGAGCAGAAGCCTATTTCTTGCGCAGCCGGTTAATCCGCTGCCAAGCAAACACACGGCCAGAAGCATCATTATTCTTCTGCGCGTCATCGAGCATCTCCTTTGCCTTATCCGCCTGCGTACGTCGGTATTGCGCTTTCCGGCCGAAATACTTCCACAAGCCGATCACGATAGCCAGAAACGATCCTATCGCAGCCCATATAGTATTGTTCATTTAAGCAGGTGAGTTTTAATCTTCTCAATAAAATCGTCAATAGCGTTAAGCGCAGCCCTGACCTTCTCAACTGCCTTCGCTGTGGCAGCCTTAGGCATTACAAGGCTCAATAGGTTCACCACTCCGGTAGCCAACTCTTTCAGAGCCTTAATTACCGCCTGTACTAACCCTAATAGCGTAGCGCCGTTCGCCATTACCCACGTCACGACTTTAATTATTGCAGCCATGTTTCCTCCTTTGGTTATGCGTACTCTTTCGCTTGTTCGTGAAACTCCTTTACGTCATCATACCTTCGTGCCGGGAACGTATGCCCGCACGTCAGGCATCGAAAGCTATGCTTGCCGGCGGCCGGAAGCGGGTCAAGCACGATTTCGAGAAACTCACTTTCGCACTCAGGACAGCGGTTGCGTTTTCTTCTCTCGGTAATGTAGGTCATTTCGTCACCACATATACCACCAACCCGGTAATAATTGACCCCATGACCGTGAACGCTATCCCCACCCATGCCGGGGGGCGGTCCAGGAGTCTATTCTCAATATTCGATATTTTAACCATAAAGGCTTTCTCGGTCTTTTCCAGCCGCACGATCATGTCGAGGTACGATTCCTGTAGGTGCTTAATAGCAAGCGTGGCGTTTGTTACATCCTCACGCACTGGGACGGATTCTTCGATGTGTTTATCAAGTTGCCGGAACTTTTCGAGGCATAAATCCATCACCGCGTCGTGCGCCATTGCGTTCTCCTCCGTTGTTCGATCATTTCGTATAACTTCCTTATCTGCCGTGCCTCAGCAATACGATTCCGTACAGCATCTTGCCGTTGCTTCATTACTATAGATGCTTGCCTTGTGTTACGAGCAATATACTTCTTCTTCCCTCTTGGGGCAAATACCAAGACGAGAAGCATAATCATCAGTATTACTTGCGGTATGGTTAGTCTCATATTTAGATATAATTATAATTCTCCGACGGGCCGGTGTGCCGCCGGATGGTTTAAGTCCGTAGTCATATATCTCGTTTATTTCTGTGGAGGTGAGAATATCATCAAATATTGATGTTTCTGTTATCAGTCCATCGAAGTAGCTTCCATCTGGTCTGTTGTAACCTATATAAAAATTATGGTATGTGGCAGAAGTAGGGGTATCAAATGAACCCGTTACTTGATGTTGTTCTACTCCGTTTATCCATAAGTCCTGGTTATTTGAACCTGTTTGAAACCTTCCGCAGATAAAATACCAAGTACCAGCGGTAAGTGCTGTATGTGCTACGGTAGCTTGATAAAATCCGCCAGCATCATGTGTTACCATTTGCAAATAAGAATTTGTTAATTCTAACCAATATCCATTATTAGAAGCGTCTCTAACTCCAGCTATAATCGGCCAGCCTGTTTGTGTTCCATCTTTATTAACCCAAGCCGTTATGGATAGGGCATGATCGGTTGCAAAAATCAAACTCGCATCTTGTCCACAATCTATGTAATCATTAGAACCATCAAAATGAACAGAGTTTGGAGCAGACCCAGACGTATGAAAATTTACATCTGTTGCATCCCAAGCTGGTTCTCCTGTACCCTTAAAATTAGCGGTATTGGAATTTGCCGAAGCATCATCAACTGTCGTTCCACTACCTTCGGTAAACAACCAAGCACCTTTACAGTTGGCGTCGGCCGTGTAATCAACTGCCTGTGCCGTGCCTGTTAAAAGGCTACTCAGCAGTAACAGCAGAAATAGTTTTTTCAACTTTAGTCCCATTGGTTGATACTTCCCATGCCGTAGTATTGGAAATCTGTATATCTGCGGTCTTTTGGGTTATTGAAGTACCGATTATTTCCCTAAAATCAACTTTAGCGTTCTCTTCTTTGATGTACTTGTTGGTAATCAAATGCTGTGCGTATGCCGTCATATCCTGCTTAATCCTGTCGGCTATCTGTGTGGTGTTCATCCCTGCGAAATTGACCACGTTATACCGGGTAACAAAATAAGACTTGCCGTCTTGCAATGGATACGGCGATTTGACCTCAACGCCGTCAATTTTATACTGCGTTTTCACTATGATGTTTCCGTTACTGTCAATATCGTTTCCGATAATCTCTGCGGTTACATCAGCAAAACATACCGAAGCCGTCACAAGGACAAGAAGTAATGCAAGAAACTTTCTCATATCAATCCTTTCGTTGCAACCTGCCCCCACGCTATCGCAGGGAGTAGGAGGAAGAATAATAGTTTAATAATTATATTCAAATGTACCCGCCAATGTTGCGTTAGCCGTTGCGTTGTTTATAATAATCCCCACCCAATCACCGCTATCTATCGACGGGTTGCTTAAAGTTCCGTCATCGTTTGCGTTTGTGGTCGAGGTGGCTATCCAAGAACTATCGACAACTGCTCCGTTTGCTCCGTTTGCATCGTATTCACCGAGGGTAAAGTTGACGTTGCCAAGAGTGCTTACTGCGTGTATCGCCGTAATCGTTATCGCAGCAGGGGCTTTCCACAGAGGTATATCATCCGAATCGGTGACATTGTAAACAAAGAACCCCTTTGAATGGCTCGTTTTATAATCTGTCATGTTAGTATACCCATCGGTCGTTGAGTTTGCTTGCGCCATAGCGATGGTAACGTCAGAATCCGTGCCGGGTAAAATATCATTAGTTCCACCAGTCAACGGTGCAGTCGTAACCAAATCTTTAAGCATATTGATTGAAAGTGTATAATCTGTATCTGCTCCGGGGATAATATTGTCTACCGAGGTAGTGCCATTGATTAAGATGGGGGCTGTTGCTACCACATCTCCCGTAAGGGTAAGCGCAAGCGTTACATCGCTATCAGCTCCAGGCAAGATGTTATCCGTTCCACCTGTCAATGGGGCTGTGGTAACAAGGTCTTTAAGAAGTGCCGCACCCATAAAGGTTGAGTTCGCCGTTGACATATCGTAGAAATCTGTCCCTGCTTCCAAATCAAGAAGTCCACGCATTGCCGCATAGTTTGCCGCCGCTACCAATGACTGACCGTTGGCACTTGGGGTAACGCCTGCCCAAGTAGTAAGGTCTGCGTCTGCTGCTTGCTTGGTAGCCGCCCACGTAGCATTGACGGTAGCGGTAAGTGCTTGGGTGGATAAGGTGAGGTTTACCGTTGAGGTATTGCTTACCGTTACAGCGTCATGCGCCGCACCGGAAGGAGCGGCCCAGGACGGTATAGCAGAAGCACCGTTTGACTTCAGGTATTCACCGTCCGCCCCAAGTGCCAATTCCTTCACATCACCAGAACCGTCAGAATAGAATATCCGCCAGGCAGTTTGAGCGACAAACTCTGCCAAATTGGTGTACCCTGCGGATATGCCGGTAAGTAGTGAGCCGTTGCCGATAAAGTTACCGTCTATAGAGACGTTACCCACAACGGTCAAATTGCCATCGACTTCACTGTCGCCGTCACCGGTAAGGGTTAAACTGGTAGCCGTCAAGTTACCAGTAGTAGTGAAATCACCAGTACCATTGAAATCATTGTTTGTGAAATTATATTCCGCACTACCGGCGATAGTAGAATATCCGGATGCTGCTGCGTCAAGCACCCAATCACCTCTACCGGTTTGGGGATTATGGCGCATTTTATACTTATCTTCAGCAAAAAGGGATACCGAAGAAAAAATTAAGAGAAACGCCATTCCCCCCGCTATTACTCGTCTTATCATACCGCGTACTCCGCAAATAACGCTACACGATTATCCCAAGCGCCTTCAAGACAATATTCTTCTGTCAAAAACCCGCTGTCGTTGTATTTGGAAAAGAAGATTATCCACGCCAAATCTTCGTTCGCCGTATCCGTAGTAGCGTACCCGCGATATACCGGCTGGCCGTCAGTACGTTCGCCGTAATCGTAGAGCTTTTTCCAATACGGTAAATCTCGGTAGAACCCGTTTTTTAGATCCACTTATGCCTCCACTGCGCCTTTGGTGTTTTTAAAATGCGCGATGAGTTCAGCCTTGATACGTTTACGATAGTCGTTCTTTTCTCTCTCCAGATCAGAAACAAGAATCTGAAAAGCCTCACGGTCTTTCCTAAGTTGAGCCTCCTGATCGCGTAACACCGCCAACTTACCAGCCTCTTTGGCAATTTTTTCAAGCTCAATTCGCTTGTAATTCTCAAAATCTGCCCGGGCGTTGTCAACATCAATCCCTTTTTGTTCTAACGCAAGAGTAAGACTATTGGCCTGAGCAAGCGCAGAAGCAGCGGATTCGATCTCTTTAACTTTTGCTTCGCGTTCGTCAAGTTCCTCAGAGCGTTTCTTCGCACTCTGCACCATCAGTTGAAGCTGCGCATCTACCGCTACCATGTTACCATACAACTTTTCTGCCGCTGTAAAAATCTCTTTAATGCCCATTTGTAACTCCTCCTTATCGTTTCCCATCTATCCTCCACGATTTACCCATCCATGCCAATAATTTCCGCAGTCAGTTCCATGTGCCTTTTCCGTAGGTGCCTTTGCCAAGGTGCGTTTTATATTGTAAAAACTTTATTTTTGGGTTTTGGGACATGGTGAGGAAATCGGCGGCTTCGGCTGTTCTTGTCGTGCTTGGACCCCATGTTGGAGATAACCATGTTAATACCCAAGCTGCTCTACTTGCAGATGTATTATTTAATATCTGATTTGAATACCATGTCCAATAATCATCTTTAGGTGCAGTAACTAAATTTCTAAGTCCTTCAACGATAGCAAATACTTTTCCTCTTGATTCTGCTTCATCAGAAGTTAATCCAAATCTTGTGATATGGTTTGTTATATTATCATCATTTGAATATCTATCTATCCCAAATATATCAACGTAAGTATCTCCTGGATATAAAACTCCTGTATATTCATATGTTCCACTGATAACTTGTGGAGAATAGCAATATATTAAGTTATGAACACCTTTAGTATCTCGTAGATAAGTAACTAAATCCTGCCACAATGAAACATATTCAGCATCAGTATTCCAATTTGCTCCCCACCAAAAATATTCCTTATCGTTTTCATGGTATGGTCTAAAAATTATTGGTATAAGATTTCCTCTGTCATCTTTAAAATTATTACACCATGTTGCAAACGTATCTAAAGCTGTTAAATATTCTGCCCTATCATCTCCACCAGGCAATATATAAGAAATACCTGCTGAAGTATCCCAAGCAGATTGTGCCATTCTATCTGTGTGATAATTTTTCATGTGCCACGACATGGTGATTATTCCACCATTTCTATAGTGTTTAATTAACAACTTTTTTCTTGCATCTGGAATAAAAGTTTCGCAATCATACCATGCCGAACTCATAAAATCATCACCATAAACATATTCCCTTTTTCCTGTTATTTTATATATCTCTGAATCTTGGACAACACTTCCATTAACGTTTGATTGTATTCCCCAATAGATATAGTTCCCCTGTGCGTTTTGGAGTTGAGTATATAGTGCTTGGGTTTCAGTTGTGGCGTTAGTATCAATTAACGCTCCCCACACTGGAGAAAGTAATAATAAAAATAGTATAATTAATATTGTTTTCATTTCATTAAGTTGTATGTCGCTAAAACTTCGCTTGATGAAAATGGACGACTGAAAAATGCAATTTTTGCAATACGACCATTAGTTTGGAATGTTCCACTATTATCAGACCCAACATAGAAGTTTGTTCCCCAAGCAGGAGTTGTATAATCTCCTAACGTATATGTAGCTTGACCAGAACCATCTATATAAACTGATATATAAGGAGAGGCGTGTTGATATGATGAACATACCACATATGCAACACCGTCCAATGGAGTTGTAGTTGAATCGGCTTGCACCCCCGAATTATCGCTTGAATTAGGTCTTGAATTTATTCTTGTTCCAGCGCTTAATTTATCTAGCCATCTTCTTTTTGTATCCGTATCTGTTAAAAATCTTCCCACCCCATCATTCGCAAAATCCCCCGTAGGCGTAAACTTTATCACAATCGTTTCAGTTGCGGCTGTGCGGTTTCCGGCTATCAGGTATTTCAAAACCTCATCGTTGGCAGTGGTGGCTTGATACCCTGCACTGGTGATGGTGAAGTTGCCATCGGTGGAGGTGAAGGTGGCTACGGGGGAACCCATAGCGAAATCGGCGTCTAATAGCCCCGCATACCCGGCCGCTGAATACGTCCCCGGAGCTATACGTGTGAAATCCTTGTAGAAGGTAAGCCCACCTATCGCTTCCAGTTTCTCGAGCGCGGTCGGATGGACCTCGTTCAAATGCACAAGGTTCTTGTGGATCTCGTTCGGGTGGACGATGGGATTCGTAACGGCTGATTGAGCGAAACAATTCGTAACACACAACACGACTGCAAACAGTCCCCCCAACATTCTACGCGCCGTTCGGCCCGCCGCCTTCCATGTCATCAGTTATACCCCTGGTATTTTACCGCCGTCACATTCGCGCCGGACGAGAGTGCAGTAAAGCGAGGAAACATCACAGTTTGTCCGTTCGTGTCGCAATAACACGTATACGGCGCTGTAGTCGAGTATCCGGTAACCGTAACGGTCGGCGTATATCCGTAGTACGGATTTGTTACTGGCGTCGCCGTGCCACAGGCAAACGCAACACTGTCCGTAGTAGCTTTGGGGAATATTTGAAACCTCACGTGATTATATCCTGACACGGAGAAGTTTCCTGTATCCGCTGTGCCGTATGTCGTAGCAGTGTCATTCGCTACCACGTTCGTTCGCGCAGTCGCCCACGATCCTGCGCGTTCTACTCCTGTCGCCACAGGAAGCGGATAATCGTCTGACACCGGAACTACGGACTCGTCGTCCGAGTAGTCCTCCCGGAAATATATTGACGACGGTTCTGTCGTGATACTCACGCCGTCTTTTACGGACGTACCTGCAAATACCACCCCCGTCACCAATATCAGAAACCCCAAAACTACCGCAAGTACCTTTCTCATCCAATCCTCCTGTTAGTTTTATGCTGTACGAATCCAATAATACACGACGATATATGGCATAACATTCGACGTTGTATTCGAGGTTCCCGTTACTGTATGCGTATGAGCTGGTGCTCTATCCACTCCGGTACCTGATTGAGTGGCGCCTCCAGTGGAATCGTCTGTGGTCCCTGTAACTGTATGATTATGCGTCTTAGCCCCGCCAGTCTCGTTGACTGTATCGAAATCCGCATCAGTTGCATTTATGCCCACCAATACTCGACCTTGCCCGAACGCTTCCCAAGTACCAAACCCAAGCACCGTTGCGGGATTCGTCGCTACTGTAGTTGTGTAGATACACCCAATGGGGTACCGCGAATTCACAAAAGTTCGTACTGCCAGTTGCGTGGGAACCGTATCATCACTCGCCGATTCACCATCAAGATCCGTAGAATTGTCTTTCGAGAAATCTATGCTTTCCGCGCTCGCCGCAGCCGCTGCGGCCGATGCCGACGCCTCATTCGCATACCCCAGAGTAGTATTCGAGTACCCTTGAGCCTCAGCCGCCGCTGTTTCTGCGTCACCCAAATAGTCCGCCGGAACCGTCTCGCCAATCGCAACTTTTAAACTCCGGTCTAATTGTTCCTGAAGTTGCTGAATAAGCAACACGTTCCTGTCAAGAGCGTTCTCGATCTGTACTTCCCGCAACAGCCCGCCAGAGGGGATATCAGTCGGTTGAGTGGCGTCAACCTCTCTATATAACTGCACATACTGACCCGCAGCCGGTGCAGAAAGAAAATCAATATGCCCGCCTGGTGTTGACTTACTAAGCGTAACGGTATAGTTTGATCCGAGAGTTTGGTTTGTAGCAGCAAGAGTTGTGCCGTTCAATAGTTGAACAACAAGATCCCCTTGGGCGGGAACCTTAAAATCGAAAGAAAATTCAGTGGTGTTACCATCAGTAGCTACCCGGGAAGGCGTGTACGTACCTGTGACAGTGGCAAAAGCAATGCCCACTGCAATCCCTATCCCGACTATCAACCCCCCAATAACATTATGTATCCATCGCTTATACATCTTCCCTCCTGAAATTAGGCTACCACAAAAAACCTATTTGTCAATCCCTTTCCTCCGGCGGTTCGGCCCAATACTTCACGGCTTCGGGAAACGAATTCTTCCCAAACAGAAACCCCCTCACAAAGTTAGCAAAATCCTTTGCCACCTCGTATCTTACGTTCCCAGACGGCGTGGCTACATACCCACGGTTCCACGCAGTCACGCCCTCCCAGGTCTTTCTTACCTGACCACCACCACCGAAGGGGTGCCAATACAATACAGGCTTGAGAAACTCTGACATCGCTCGATGTTCTGGGTCTTGGAGAACCACATTCATATCAGGGAGCGTAGACGGAAGCGGAAACCTACCGCCGTCAATAAAAAGGTTCCCCATAGGCACATTACCCAGGAACTCTTTGCCCGCTGGAGCCACCCGGTCCAGGAAACCTCTGTTCACCCCCGATTTCGTCACCCCAAACAACGTACCGAGGATATAGAGCGGATCAAATTGCGGACGACGACCCATCATTTTCTCATACAAATTGTTGATAACGTTACACGCCACCGCAAATACCGCCATCTGTCCTACTTTTGTACGCAACAACACTTTGTTATCCCCCGCCACGTCGTGCGCCATCCATGACCAAAGATTATTGATTTCTGTCTGAAAGGCTGTGACGATCTTCAGGTCAGGTTCGGACATGAGATTCGGAAGCTGCCCCTTCGTCCTATCTGACACAACACGGACAGTATAATTATCCGCCGCCTTCATTGCATCTCTCGGGTTCAACCCCTGCCCACGGCCTTCATAATACTTCCCCGCAATAAGCGTCTGAATCATAAAACGGTCAAACACTTTGGGAAGTATGAAGCTATGCTCTACTGCGCTTTCAACCCAATTCTTCGGGAGGAAGTCCACCGGATACCTGCGGTCGTAAAACTCGCTTCTCACCCCGTCAAACTCAAACGGCGCCTCGTGATGGAGATGTGCCAATGACGACACCATGCCCTTCACGAGTGCCTTCAGGTTCGTAGTAGCCACACCTTGTGTAACAGGCAGCAAGTTCATAAACGTAGCAGAAATGTTGTCACCTATCATATTGGCGACGACGTTTCTCTGTAACGCTCGTATACCCGCAACAAGCGGACGGTCTACGTTTCGCTTCACCGCAGTAGTGAGCGCCGTAGGCTGCCCGGCAAGAATGTCCGCGTACTGAGTAAGATTCTCAACAAAATTAGAAAGATCTAACTTCGCCACCGGAATACCATTACGAATCTGTGTTTCATTTACAAGAGCCTGTTTCCTGATTGCGTTCTCGAGCGCACGTACACGCTGAACACTGTCAAGATGAAATATCTGCTGTCCTGCTGCCTTGATGTAATTCTGAAGAGCGTATACCCCGTCCTCTTTAAATGGCCCACCTGTGCGTTCGTACTCAACTGACGAAAACGGTTTGCCGTATTTCGCCCGATCTAATACGCCGGCTATCTCGGTCGGTGGTTTCTTGCCGCCAAGCATGATACCAAACATCTCGTTTGCAAGATTAAGTTCCTGAAAATGACGAAAATAATTCGGATGTTTCTGTATAGGGTCGTATCCGTACTTTGCCCGCACCGCATTATGGGCGTCAAGCGACTGATCGTATACACGACGGCAATATGCCGCCGCTTGTTCTATCTCCCCCCACTTGTCCGGGGATGCGAGTTGAAGTTCCTTTTCGGTCATACGCCCTTCGCCGTAACGCATCATCAGGGCGGATTCTTTTGTACCCGGGCGGATGCCTTTGCCAACGATTTCTTTGCCGCGGACATCTCGCATGATCGCTGATTGCCACCGAGCGCGAGCAGTCTCATTCTCTTTTATACGCTCGGTCGTTTCCGCCTGAACTGCTTTGGCGTCCGGGCCTGCTACGTTCTCTATGTTGCGCTCCATCGTTTCACGATACATACGGAGTTTTGAACGGTCCTTCCACATACCGAAACGAAATTCCATCGGGGCGATAGACCCCCTCGCATCCATCATATCCAGAAAAGGTTGTGCGAGAGATTCGCGTATCTCAGGGCGGATGCGAGTGTCGCTGAACAAATCCCCCACAATTTTGGTGATCTCGGCGGGATCTTTCACAGCCTCCGCCCTTTTCCCGTACCATTTCAGCACCCGTTTCTCTGCCCCAACCCGGCTTCCTTCCGCAAGGTGTGGAAGCACCGTAAAGACTACCCCCAACATTGCTGCTTGGGTTGTGGAATCCGCGATCTCCTGGCCGGAAGGCAATCGGCCTTCCTTTGCCGCTGAATAGAACGATTGAGCCATACCCAGGGAAGCCATCTTGCCAATACCCATCAAACCGACCCCGCTTGCGGCAAAGAGGCTGCTCCATGCCACGTTTTCTGCCGCACCAATCATTCCCCCTACCACACCTTCAGAAACGCCCCCTGCCCTTTGTATGCCCTCTACCATACCTCTCCAGCCTGATCCGAGAGCAAAGTCGGGGATCCGGCTCAAAGCCCGCTCCATTTGGGGCAGCACGCGGCCAGTGAGCGCCAATTTTGTGGCTCCGCCAGTCATTACATCAAAGGGAATCGTGGGCACAAGAGACCCAATAGCGTCAATAAGCCCAAAATACTGCTGTTCAAAGGAGTTTCTCCCCGGAGCTACCTCACGTGCGGCACCCGCAAGTTCCTGCCCGGGTGCAACGAATGTTTCCTTGTACACCTTGAACGCGTTCAGACCGGTTATAGCTCCTATGACGTTATTGATGCCTGCTATCGCACCTGATGTTGACCCCCCAAGCCGGATCGCGCTATTGAGCATCTCATTGTAGATTGCGTCACCGAAGTCCTGTAAAAACCTTCCGTGGTGTTCGTCGTCTATAGATGGAATACGAGGCGCAGGAGGCTCGCCTGTCTCGACTTCCGACATTGTGACTACAGGGCTATCCCCTTCCGGCGCGGCAAGCGCGTCGGACATCGTGATAGCTTCCGATTCAGGGGGTTCTACGATCCCTGGAGCCAACGCATCGTTATTTTCGTCCATCCTTCACTTCCTTGAGTAAAAACTCCCCATCCTCACGAATACCTGTGACCTTATACACCCTGCCCCGGATATTGACCTGCTTACCTTCCGTTCCCGGAGCAAGCCCCCAGATTGGACGGCCGGAGGTACTGTCGAACCCGGAGAGAATCTTGGTTGCTCCGTTCTGGGACACTGAGTCCCCCACCACTATCTGACGTTTACTGACCGGATCGGTGTACTTCATATTCTGTTGTGCCACTCCGGGAATCTGCTCACCCTTCGGTCCGGTTACTCCGAGAACTCGTTTCCTGGCGTACGCCATCCGCTCGTTCTCAGTCTTTAGATTCTTCCATTCCTCTTCTGGCGTGTTTTCGATAACTTGGTGGTACTGAGCAAGCATCTGAGCTTTGAGCGTTCTACGAACGTCCGGATCCGCGTATCCTTTATCCACGAAGTCCTTAATCATCGAATACCCAAGGCTCACTACATCGTTACCCGGCTTCCTCCACCACAGATTCGGGACTGTACCTGCTTGTTCCACTACGTCATCAAACGATTTCACCCGGGGAACCTGACCCTTCTTAAGAGCCAATTTTGTACGCATAATAGTCGATTTCTCGTCAAAATCCGATTTCATAATCGTGCCGCTCTGGTACAGCGAAAGAAGATTCGCGTAAAGGGAGAGCTCTTTCGCGATATCTTTTTCGTTTGGCTGCTCATTGCGATCCTTCTTAGCCAATAAATACGTATCCCAGTCAGTGTCGAATTTGTCGAGCACAATCTTGGCAGCGTCCTTATTCATTGGCAACCGCATCTTGGAGTACATCACAGTATTGATGAGATTATCAAGCCCGCTTACGTAGTCCACCGGAACCACTGGTTTCCCATTCACATCTTTTTGATCCTTATTCGCCCACGCCGCTTCGCGTTCAACAATGAGGTCTGTGATCGTTACACTCCCATCATCTAACCCCTTCTGAAAGTCGAGTAATTTACCCTGCGCCATATACATTGTGCGGTAGTTATCGTCCTCTGCTCGATTATAGATAGCGTTTCGGGCTTTCGCGGTAAAATCACTTATTTCCTCCGGTGTGAGGAGCCCTTTATACACCCCGCCCTCGAGATCCCGATACACCTGCATCGGCCGGGCGTATATCTGGGAAAACATGGCGTTCTTCTTAGCCAGATCGACGTACTTTTCTGTGAGTTTTGCATCAAAATCGGCATCGATCATTTGAGTTGCTTCCACACTCGCCTTACTAAAATCCGATAATATCGTTCGCAACCCGTCTGCCCCTGTTACCGTCGCAGCACGGAGAGCAATATTCTGTTTTATGTCTGTGATCTTACCTACCTGGATTTCGTTATCCCTACGATACGACCACGTAGCAAGCGCCTCGCTATCCTGCGCAATAGCTGAACCTGTGAGCTGTTTGAAATGCTGAAATGACCGTCCGTTCAAACTCTTTCCAAACTCTGTCGTCATATCTTCAGCAACCTTCTTTACTGCTGCGGGATACTCAAGCGGTCGATCCGCATACTCCTGCTGCATCGCTATCTTTTTTGCCCCATACTCGAACTGAAAATCTCCAAATCTCTGAGAAGCAGAGAGTTTATCTGACGCTTCTTCCCGCTGGGTGAGGGCAGCGCCTAAAGCCGATACCCCCCGACCTATGATCTCCCCCGCACGGCTTTCACCCGGGACGCCTACTGCTTGAGGAGAAAGGCTTTTTCTATCGTACTGTGTGATTCTCATGCCAATGCCGCTCCTGCCTGAAGAATACTCGACGCAAACGCCGCGTATCCTTCTCGTTTTGCCGTTTTAGCCTTTCTACGATACAAAGTCTCAATATTTACACCCGTCGTTTCAAGTGACTTTGCCTGTTTCAGAGATTGACGCAGGGTATC